GGTCGGCTGCTCCTAGTCGTCCTGCATCTCTTCGCCCGACTGCTGGCCGTCGGGGTGGCCGGACGTGGTCTTGCTGCCGCCTTCGTGCTTGCCGCAGGACGGGCGGGGGATCTCGGCGAACCGCAGCCCCCACGGGCGGACGGTGGAGGGGGCGTCGGTGATCGCGGTCAGGAGGTGGCCGATGGGGTTGAGCGGGAACAGGCTGCCGGTCCGCTCGAACAGGCCGCGGGACTCTCCGTCCGGGGAGTGCGTGACGAGGTCGAGTTCGTCGGTTGCGGCGAGGTCGGTCGTCGGTATGGACACTGCTTGTCTCCTCGTTTCGTGTCGGTGACCGGGCGTCCCTTCGGGGTCTGGGAAGGGACGCCCGGCGCTGAGGGCGGTGTGCGGCTGAACTGCGCCGGGGGCACGGAGAGCGCCTGCATGCTCCTCTCCACGAGAGCACAGGCGGCCCGTAGTTTGGGGTTCTCCTAGGAGGTGGGCGGCCGTCTGGCGGTGCCCTGCGCGTTCCCGTGGCGGCTAGGCGAGGCGTCTGTGCGTGGCGAGCGTGGAGGAGCCGGGCGCGCGGGTGGCGCGCTGGTGCTCGGGGTGGTCTGTGAGGGCTCCGCGGGGCGGGTAAATGCTGGTGACGGCGGGCTTCGCGCTGTGCTCGCTGGGGGCTGTGGTGATGGTCCAGATGAGGCCGGAGCGGTCTTTCACGAAGTGGTGGCCCGGGGTGGTCTCCCAGCGTCCGTAGACGGTCTGGGCTTCGTCGGCCATAGCGTGGAAGGTGTGGGCGAAGGTCGCGGCGCCGATGTCCTGGTACCCGAAGTGGTAGCGGCCGTAGAAGGTGACGGCGGTCGGGAGGAAGGTGAGGGGGAGGGAGGCGGCGCGGCGGAGTATGCCCCGCCATCCGTGGGGCGTGCCGGGCTCGGGCAGGGGCGGGCGGGTGTCGAAGTGCGGGAGGAACGCCCGGGTTTCATGCGGAGGGTCGGTGACCTGGGGGCATTGGTCGTCGGGGTGGTCGGCCTTGTAGTGCTCCAGGACGGTGCCGGTGCTGTCCCATTGGAAGGTGTGGCACTGGTTGTCGGTGAGCCGGTAGTAGCCGTGCTTGGCGTGGCGTTCCCAAAGGCCGGTGGCGGCGAGGTCGTAGAGCATCGGGCGTAAGAGGCGTGGAGCGACGGCGAGTTGCACGTCGTGGACGGTGTTCAGTTCGTGAGCGACGCGGCCTCGTATGAGGGTGTTGAAGGCTTGCTGCGGGGTCATGGGCGCGCCGGTCAGTTCCCAGCGGGTGTAGCAGGGGTTGCGCTTGGAGCGCTTCACGGGAGAGGTCCTTTCCGGGGAGGGCGGGGTCCTGTGGGGGCTCGTGCGGTGGGGCGGGAGGTCTGCGACGAGGGGGCCCGAGGGGATGCGGGGTGCGCAGTCCGGGCACGCGTGAAGGGTCAGGGCCTGGCCGCTGGGACTGACGAAGTCGCGCACGGGCACCGCGGCGGGGGTGAAGCGCCCGCAGTCGCAACAGGCGGCGGTCATATCGCGATGGCGATGTCGTAGTCGATGCCCATGCTGGCCAGAGCCGCAGCCGTACGGCGTTCCCGCTGGAGGCGCCGTTCCCGCTGGGACTGTTCGCGGTGCATGCGGTGCTCGTGGGCGAGGAGGTAGGGCCGGACGAGGGCGACCTCCTCGCCCACGAGGTGGCCGCGCCGCTCCTGCACGTGCCGCAGCAGAGGCACCTCGGCGGGGGCTGGTACCGGCGGGAGTTGAGCAGCCGGAGACGCCGGGGCACGGTGCCTGGTGGTGCGAGGGGTGAACAGGGCTCTTAACGTGCGGGCGATAAGGTCGCGCATTGTGTCGTCAGCTCCTGTGTAGCTGGTGGCCTCGCCTCGGCGGCCGGTCCTAAGCGGTCGCCGAGGCTCTTCTAGTTGGGCCCGCTCCCCTGCCGCGGGGTATCCGGCCGCGTGGGGAGGGCCGAGATAGGGCGTCCGCGGTAGAGGGCGGGGGCATAGTGCGCCGAGCCGGGGGCTGCGGCGCGGGTGCGGAGTGGGCGGGCCGAGAGGCTGTAGCAGCCGTGCCGGTCCATGACTGTGAAGCGGAAGAGGGCCCCCTCGCCAAGGGCGGCGAGGGCCTGGTCGTGCAGCTCGCTGTCGGACGGCCAGGCGCGCAGCGGGGTGGCGGGGTCGCACGGGTCGTACTCGGCCACACGTATGGCGCCGATCGTGCGGGGGCCTTCGAGCCACACCGCGTCGAGGGGCGGGTCGATGCAGTCAGCCAGGCGCGGCGCCCACACGTCGAACCAGCGCATCGCCAGGCGCGGGGACGGGGCAGCGTAGGCGTCGAGAACCCATTCCCGGGCCGCAGTGTTGCCGGATGCCCCGCCGATCGTGCACTCGCACCACACCGCCACCGGCCGTACCGCGAGCGCGGGAGACGCGGGCAGCGGTGCGGGGTTCACAGCCACTGCCCAGGGCGGACGCGGTAGGGCAGCGTGACGTGCTCCCGGTAGTCGAGGTGCGCGGGAAACCCGCGGATGTGCCCCAAGATCCAGTCCTGAGGCTCGACGTGACCCTCGCTGACTGGACTCGTCGCACCACACGCCATGCACTCCATAGACCGGGTGATCGGCTCGGCGTCCGGCTCCCGGTTCGGCGCGATCGTGTGCTCGCGCGGGCGGTAATCAGTGCCCATCACTGCCGCTCCTCGCACGCAGGACCGCCTCGTGCGCAGCGAGCCGACGCTGCAACTCGACGGAGCGGGCTAAGAGTTCGTCGGTGGTGGCAGAGGTGGCCGCAACGGGAGGACTGGCCCTCGGGGTGTCACCGGAAGGCGTAACCGTGGGAGCCTCGACATGCGGCTGCGGCAAACTTCTGTGGCGACTGCTGCTCATGGTGCTAACTCCCCGACTCATACGGTTAGTTCGTCCATCAAGGCAACATCGCTGGCAGACCTGGGGGTACCGTCGGTAGGGGTGTCGAAGGGTGTTACTTCCACTACCGTCCGTGGGCTAGAGGTAGGGCAGAGATGAAACCGGCCAACACGCGACTCGCTCACTGGTTGATGCGGAGCGGACTCAGCAACAAGGAACTTGCACGCAGGGTGACACGTGCAGCTCAGACGTGGGGGCAGCCCCACATCACTCCGAATGCGAGCGCCGTACGGCGCTGGCTCGCGGGTGACGAACCACGCCAACCGACACCCGAAGTCCTCGCCGACGTGTTCTCGGCAGAGGTCGGATACCGGGTCACAGCGAGTGATCTCGGCTTCGTAGGGACCCCTACGGCCGAGCGCTCCCTCGTCTACAACCGCTCATTCGCGGCTACCGTGGAAGCAGTTGCCGACCTGGGGAGAGCCGACGTGGAACGTCGAAAGTTCATGGCAGCAGCACCCTTCGCCGCGGTGGCGGCGGTAGGCCCTTCACGTGACTGGCTGCTCAGCACCCTGGACCAGGAGCCCACCACAGGGGGCCGCGTCCGACTGGAAGACGTCACAGCCGTGCGCAACATGTTCGGCGAGTTTCAGAAGATGGATGTTCTGCAGGGAGGCGGCTCCGGGCGTCTCATTCTCGCCGAGTACATGAACCAGCACGTGTTCCCTCTGCTCCGACGCACGAACACCGAATCCGTGCGTCGAGCCCTGTGCGAGGCCGCAGCCGAGCAGACGTACTTGCTCGGGTGGATGGCGTATGACTCCGGTGAACACGGCACTGCGCAGCGCTACTTGATTCAGTCGCTGCGGCTGGCAGAGGAGTCGAAGAACGCGGCTTTGGGCGCGCACGTACTGGCTGGGATGGCAGACCAATCAACCCTGCTGGGCAACCCGGAGGAGGGGCGTCGGCTTGCTCAGGCTGGCCGCGCCGGTTTGGGGAAGAAGACATCGCCGGCTTGCCTTGCTGATCTGTGGGCCTTGGAAGCACGCGCCCTGAGCAAGTTGGGCGACAAGTCCGGGGCTGAACGTGCAGTCGTTCAGTCCGAGGCAGCAGCCGAACGCGTCCGGCCGGAGGAAGAGCAGGAGTGGGCGGCGTTCATCGATGTCGCCTACCTGCACGGCGAACACGCCAACACCTTCCGGGATATGGGCGACGGCAAGATGGCGGAACAGCACGCCCGCAGGTCAATTGACCATGCGCGCAAGCAGAAGAGGGCGCGGCGCGGAGCCATGTCGCAGGCTGCCCTCGCAGCGTCGTACTTGCAGCGCAAGGACCTCGACGCCGCGTACTCGGCTGGCCTGCGCACCCTGACACTGTCGAAGCAGGTGAAAAGTACGAGGTGCGTCGAGGCCGTACAGGACTTGCAACGACGCATGGAGCCGTTCGGCGACAACCGGCTCGTAGCCGACTTCAACGAGCGAGCGCGGGAACTCGTCGCTGCGTAGAGCCACAAAACGCGCGATGGCGCCCCCTGTCCGACCCGCACGGGTCGGACAGGGGGCGCGATTCGTTCAGTGGAGGAGTTGCCAGGCGGTCAGGGACAGGCTGGTGACGGCGACGAGTGCGGTGATGGAGGGGAGCGGCCAGCGGGAGCGTTCGAGGGCGTCGAGGCGGGTCTCGTGGTCGGCGAGGGCGCGGTCGGTCTGGTCGCCCCGCTGCACGAGCAGGGCGAGCGATCCGTCGACGCGGGCGAAACCTTCGGCCATGGTGCCGCGTAGCTTTTCCAGCTCGACGGCGACCGCGGCCGGGTCGGACGGGGTGGGGATGGTCATCGGGTGCCGCCGTCGGGGTCGTCGACCAGGCCGAGGCCGAAGCGGTCGAGCAGGGCCTCGACGCTCGGCAGGGCCATGACGCGGGCGAGGCCGCCCGCGACGGCGAGGCCGCCGGCGACCCACGGCAGGGACTCGGGCACGCCGGACGCGGCCACGATGCCGGGCAGCGCGACGGCGAACGCCACGATGCCTTGCAGGACGGTGCGGACGGTGCGCTTGTTCTCGGGGGTCATGAGTGGTGCTCCTGTTCATGTGTTGGCCCGTCTGGCGGCGCGGTGGCCGCTGCGGACGGGCAGGGAGGAGAGGGGCGTTCAGGCGATGACGGTGAAGCCGTGCGCGCGGCCGAGAGCGGCGAGGGAGTCGCGGCCGGGGATGCCGTCGGCGGCGGCCCCGGAGTAGCCGCACTGGCGCTGCCACGCCCGGTAGGCGGCGACAGTCGTCGAGCCGAAGTGCCCGTCGACGTACTTCTTGGCGAGCAGGCCCTCGGCGGCGAGGGCATCCTCGACGATGCGCGCGCCCGCGTACGAGATGGGGGTACCGATCTTGGCCGGGTCCTTGCGCGCGGCGGCGACCAGACGGGAGAGGTCGACCACCTTCGCGGGCGGCTTGGGCGGCTTCGGGGTGTCGTCGTCGAGCAGCTCGGCGACGAGCGCCCGGATCTTGGCCATGGTGAGCGGAGGCCCGCCCTTCTTGCCGATCGGGCCGCGGGGGTCGACCTTGCCGGGCTGCCACTCCAGGTGGCCGATCACGGACTCGGCGCCCCACCCGTGCTTGCGGCAGATACCGGCGGCGGCGCGCGCGATGGCCTCGACCTGGACCTCGGGCCACGGGTCGAGGCCGTCGCCCATGTTCACGCACTCGAAGCCGTAGAAGTAGCGGTTGCCGTCGGTGTTGGCCTCGTTGTCGGCGGGAAGCGGGCGTTCGGCGGTGACGGCGGCGAGTACGTCGTCGTCACCCAAACCGGCGTGGTTGGCGCGGCCGTAGCCGACCAGGTGCACGCGCCCGCTCTTGTCGATGACGCCATGGCACAGCGGGCCGGGCAGGGCCGAGTGTCCGGCGCGGCAGAGAGCGACCGAGTGGGCGGTGCCGGATGTGACGGTGTGGTGGATCATCACGCCGTGCAGGGGGCCCCACGGGCCCTTGTGGTTGCGGTTGTGGCGTGTCCAGTTGCCGACGCCCACGACGTCGACGCCTTCGCCCTCGATGGCGTTACGGAAGGCGGTCGGGGACAGGGGAGGGGCCATAGGGGGTGTCTCCAGACATGAAAAATGCCCCGGCGCGGTGCGCAGGGGCGTACGGAAGTGTGCGGGGTCAGGTGACGTCGACGGCGGATGTGTTCGAGGTGACGCCGGAGCCCTCGGCGACGGGGGCGACTGTCCAGGAGCCGCGCCAGTCGTTGCCGTACCGCTGAATCAAGGTCACCGGGGTCGTGCCGCCCTCGGCCGAGAAGGCGTGCGAGGCTTCGTTCCCGGAGCCGTGCGGCCGGACCTTGTTGCCGGACAGGGAGATGGAGGAACTTCCGCCCTGAAGGCGAATGCCCCAGGCGTCGCCGTTCTTCGCGCGACTGGGGCTCTTGATGTAGTTGTTTCGCAAATGAATGTTGTCGCTGTTGCCGGTGACGAGAATCCCGGACGTGCCGGGTTCGCGTATTTGGTTGCTGGCGATGGTGGAGTGATCAACCGTGGTCAGTGCGACGCCATTGCCACCCACGTTCCATACCTCGTTGCCCGTGGCGACCACGTTGCCGGACGCGCCGATGGACAACCCCGTACCGCTGAGGTTCGCGAGCACGTTGCCCGAGATGGTCACGCGCGAGGTCTGCTGAAGGCGGATACCGTTCTGTCCGCCCTGGGAGCCGTCGATGGAGTTGCCCGCTATGGCTGTGTTGAGGATCTGGCCGGATGTCTCGCCCAATGCCACGATCGGATCGTCGTAGCTGCCGCCACCACGGAACGCGTTGCCGGTGATCGTGTGATTCCGCATCACCTGGGATGCGTTGGTCTGGGTGCCGTCGGGCAACTTGGTGTCCTCGGGGTCCGAGAGAATTACGGCGCGGAGCCGGACCCCGGAGCCGCACGACACGAAGGTATTCCCGGTGCAGGTGAAATCCTCCCAGTTGTACGCGCTCACGGCGTACTGAAGGAGATTTTCAAAGCTGTTGTCTGAAACACGGATACGGCGGTGATATCTCGTGATCGTCGCTGAGTGGGAGCCGATTCCGCGCGGCCACGCCGTTGTTCCCGGGGTCCCGGATGCGCCGACGTGGCAACCGGTGATCAGAACATCCTCGCAAGGGGTGTGATCGTACGGGCCGAAAGCGCCGAAAGCGCCCGATGACTTGGCGAGGTCGATTTGGATCGCCTCCGAAAAGTCCCTCCCGCCGGGATCGATATAGCCCCGGAATTTCGCATTGCGGATAACGCCATGGCTGGTGCTGTTCAGCTCAATGGCGTGATAGCCCGGGGTGTCGCGCACCTCCAGATCCTGAATGGTGATGTCCGTGGCGTGGCCGATGGAAATGCACATCGCGCTTCCGGTGAGGCCCGGGGCGGTTCCGCGCATGTTCCACAGTCCGCCCTCGATGGTGATGCGCGAGTGGCCGGTGTAGCCGGGGAAGGCTTGCCCGCGGTCGCCGTTGACGATCATCGTTCCGGCGTGGTTGCGGCGAACCTCAGCACCGGCCATCAAGGTCAGCCGCGTGTTCGAGTAGATCCGCAGCGTCTGCCCGATCAGATACACCCCGGGCGGTACGAACACCTGCGCGCCGCCAATGTCCCGGGCCAGGTCGAGAGCAGCCTGAATGCCCGCGTGGGCGTTGATGCTGCCGCTCGCGTCGGCACCGAAGTTCGTGACCATGAAGCTGGATCGAAAAGTGTTCATGGACTCCAGGCGGCCCGCGGTGATGTCCATACCGGGAAGCCACTGGTCAACAGGGGTCGCCATGCTGCTCCTTCACAGGGATGCGGTTGCGGGGTGGGCCAACCGCACGCCGGTGCCGGGCGTGTGCGATTTCACGACACCGTTGACGGAGCGGGTCACGGTCAGCCGCTGTCCGCCGACGACCTCGAAGGCGTCGAAGCGGATCACGGGTGCGGTGTTGGCGTTGGCGGAGAAGCCGGACGCGGAAAGCCCCACGGCGCCCGCATCGATGGGCGTCTCGGTGATCGTCACGTCGGTCTGCCAGTCCAGCGGCTCGACCGCGCCGGCCTTCCAGGCGCGGGCCCGGATGCGGTGCCCGTCGATACGGGCCCGTAGCTCGACCTCGTCACCTGCGGTGTAGTTGCCGGGAATCTGCGGGGCGCCGCCGACCTGCGTGGAGCCGCGGGAGACGGACAGCGCCAGATCGCCGCCCGTGCCCAGGTGCAGGCGCACGCGGTAGCTGTTGGCGACGCTGGTGTAGCGCAGCAGGATGCCCGGGATGAGGCTCCCGCCGGTGGAGACCTGTCCCGGCTGGATGCGCACGCGGACCTCGCAGTCCCGCACGTCCGCGAGCACGGTCTGAACGCGCAGGGTACTGACCGACGAGGGAAGGACGACCGCGCCGCGGCCCCCGTCCACGCTGCGCTCCGAAGCCGCCCCGCCGATCGTCGACCACGTCAGGCCGTTGGTCGCGGTGCCCCAGCCGTCGGCGACGGTGCGCGCGAAGGTGTCCCCAAGCGCCGTCACGGCCAGGACGCGCACGACCTCCCCGCCCAGGCGGAGCGGTAGCGGCATCTCGGCCGGGTCGGATGTCCAGGGCAGGCCCGCGCTCACCACGTCCAGCACGGGCGCCGTCGCCGTCGTCGGGACCAGCAGCGCGCAACCGTCCGTGTCCGCTTTCCCGTACACGGGGTGATCGGTTTTGGCGGTCATCCAGGGCGCGGCGGGTGAGCAGGTGGCGGTGAAGTCCCACCGGTGCACGTCCAAGGTCTCGTGCCAGCCCTGCACCATCAGGTCCACGTCTTCGTGAGCCACCCACGGAGGGAGTGCGGTCAGGCGCAGGACGTCGCCCTCGCGCAGGGCCGTGGCACCGGGAATCAGGTGGGGTGCCTTGTGGAGCATGACGGAGACCGCGGGGTAGCGTGCGCCGTCGACGGTGCCCAGGTGCAGGCGCCAGTTCGCGTGCTGCTCGGGCTGTACGTCGTTTTCCAGCGCGAGCGTCACGGCCTCGTCGTACACGCCGATACCCGCGGGCGGGTTCTGCACGGACAGCGGGCCCGACTCCAGGACGGCGCGCGCCGAGCTGCCGCCCTGCCGCGTGACGGTGATGTCGTTACGCACTGCCTCGTCGTCGTCGACGGGGTCGAGCGGGGAGGCCAGCCCAGGCTGGTCGTAGGCGAGGGTGAGCGCCGGGGCTTGGGTGTAGAGGGTGGAGCGGTCGCGGTAGAGCAGACCGAGGCGGGTGGGGTCCTCCAGGAGAAGGCCGCTGTCGGCGGCGGCGGCTTCTTCCAGCAGTGCGAGCAGGGTTTGAGGGCGTTGAGGGCCGACTCGCTCGGGGGTGAGCGGGCCCGCAATGCGGGTGATCGGAATGGCCTCTTCGGTGGCCAGGCGCGCCATGCGCCGCCACGCGGTTTCGCCTGCGTACGCGTTGTCGCTGCCGTTGTACAACCCGGTGTTGGCCGAGCGCAGGACGGCGACGTGACCGATGGACCAGCCTTCGGTGAGCGGGCCCCAGGTGGCGGTGACGGCGGTAGCGCGCCCCGCTGACGCGCCGGCGAGGGTGCCGTTAAGGCCACCGGCGTCCCCGCCGACGTCCTGAAACGCCAACTGGTAGGTGACGGTGCCGCCCTCGTCGCGCGCCCACAGGCGCATGCGCACCCAGCCGTGCCACACGTCGGAGCCGACGCCGACGGCACGGAAGATCACGTCTTCGCCGGAGGCGTCGTATCCGTACAGACGCGCCGCCCCGTTGCGCATGCCCACCACCCAGCGCCGCACGGTGCCGGTGGTAGACACGCCGATCACCTCGGCCCAATCCCCATTTCCGGGCGGGATCTTGTCGTCGGCGTTGTAGACGAACTCCACTTGCCACTGTCCGCCCGCCTCGTGGGTGGGCACGATCGCGGAGAGCGTGGCGGCCGAGGTCAGGCGCGGCAACGCGCGGGAGCTGGGCAGGGTGTCGATCGCGCCGAACTCGACGCCGGTCACAGCGGCTGGCCTGACGCCGGGAATGGGCGAATAGGCGCGGGTGGCCTCGCGGGCTTCCTCCAGGGGCCAGTACGCGCGGGGGGCCGCCGAGGGGATGCGCCTACGCAATGTGCTGTCGAGCGGTTTGGTTCCCTGGCCGAGGCGGCGCAGGATGCCCGCGGCCTGAACGGACACGGCGACGTCGTGCGGGGTGCCCCAGCGCACGGGCCAGGCGGCGACCTCGCCGACGAAGCGCACCAGCCGCGGGCCCGCGGGGTCGGGCTGCACGGACACGCGCACCGGCGTGTTGCGGCCCAGGAGTCCGTACAGGTCTGAGTGGGGGTTGCGGGGCGAGTAGCGGCCCGTCGTGTTGTCGAGGACGAACGCGCACGACGCGGCGTCGGTGCGGGCGCCTTCGTCGGGGCGCCCGCGGGTGATCGTGACGGGCGACTGGGTGAAGACGTCCCCGGTGATGTCCTGCCACGTCTCGCCGAGAAGTAGCTCGACGCGCACGCCGAGCGGGGTGTCGGGGAAGACCACAGGATCACCCCCGCTCACGTGCCGAATGCCGTCTGTACGCTGCCGCGCCCATCGACGCGGACCATGCGGCGGATCAACCTTTTGAACTCGGCGTCGGCGCCGGTCACGTCCAGGACGATGCGCCCGCCCCCTGCGCCTGCCGCGCCGGTCGCGGCGCTGGTCTGTGCGGCCATGGCGGCGGCCGTGGCCCGTCCGGGGGTGGGCGTGGCGACGAGGTTGCGCATGCTGCGGTCGACCGCGGGGGCGCCGGATTCGATGCCCTCGACGATGCCCGCCGGAATCCACCGGCCCACTTCGTCCGCCATCAGGCGCGAGGGACTGCCGATGCGCAGGGCCCGCGCGACCGGGCCCGGGATGACGGACTTGGCCCACCCGGTGATCGTGCTCTTGAGCCATCCGCCCATGGAGCGGATGCCCGCCCACAGACCGCGCACGACGTCGCGGCCGTGGCCGGTGAGCAGACCGCCCAGGCTGCCGATGCCGCTCGCGATGCGGCGGGGAAGGCCGCGCACCCACGCAAGGAAGGTGGCGGCTTGCTGTCCGGCGGCGCTGCGGAAGGCGGAGAAGCCAGTAACGGCACGCTGCCGCAACGCACCCGGCAGCGCGGCCAGAGCCGCGCCCGCGCGGGCGGGGAAACCGGCGAGCCAGGAGCGCAGCTCACTGAGCTTGGCTATGGCCGCGTTCTTGGCGCTGCCGAACCAGCCTCCGAGCCGTCCGGGCAGCGAGCCGAACCACGACAGGGCCGTGTCCACGCCGGACACGGCCGCATCGGTGGCCGTCTGGATGAAGCCCCACGTGGCCGACCACGCCTGTTGGAACCACGTGGTCTTGGTGGCGATGAGCACCACCACGGCCACCAGGGCGACAATCGCAGCGATGATCCAGAAGACAGGGCTAGCGAACATCGACGCGTTCAACGCCCACTGACTTGTGGTCCAGATACGGTTACGGGCCGCCACGACCGTTTGGGCGATGGCCCACGCCTTACTCGCGACCGTTACCGCACCGATCGTCACAGCGAGCGCGGCGAGTACCGGCGTCGGTACGGCACTGATCATCTGCGCGAGGTAGATCGCGAGTTGCGTCGTGACGCCAAGCAGGGGGGAGAGCGCAACGAGCAGCTCGACGGCCGCGCCGCCGAGATCGCCGAGCGTTCCGGCGCCCTGCCCGGCCAGGTCGAGGAACGTCGCGAAACCCTCGCTGTCGTCGAGGGAGGTGCCCCAGTCGGCGAACGCGGCGGACATGTCCACCAGGCCGCCGGTGACCCCGGCGGAGGCGGGCAGGAAGGCTTGCAGCAGCCCGCCGAATCCCACGGCGAAGTTTTTGACGACGTCGAGGATGTCGCGCAGCGCGGGCCCGGCGACCGCGCTCGTCTCGCTTGCCCACTCCTTGAACTCCGCCGACTTGATGCCTGCCGAGACGTCGTCGAAGAACCCGCCGAACGCGGTCGCTGCGGCCTCGACGAAGGGCGTCAAGCTGGGCAACAAGGCCCGGAGGCTCGTGATGCCCTTGGTAACCACGGGCATCGTGGTCGTCGACAGGCTGTCCGACCATGCCTGATAGTCCGACTTCAGGCCGATGAATGCCGATGCGGCATTGCGGGTAGCCGGGGGGAGTTGGGCGAGGGCGTCGGTGTACGCCTGCTGTTTCTCGGCCGCATCCGCGGCGCCCTCGGCGGCTGCCTTCTCGGCCTCCTCGGCGAGGGCGGCGACCTCCTGTACGGCCTCCATCTGCGGGCCGACCGCGGCGGAGAAGGCTTTGACGGCCAGCCCGGCGGCGACCGCGCCCGCGGCCAGGCCGCCGAGCGCGGCGGTACCGGCGGCCACCAGCGGGACCGCGCCGCCCACCAGGGCCAAACCCTTGGCCGCGCGCATGGCCCCGGAGCGGACGTTGTCGCCGAGCGCGCCGCCCATGGCTGCGGACTGCGCGACGAAGCGCCCGCGCAGGTCACGCAAGCGACCATCGGTGGTGCGGGCGAGCCCGGTGAGGCCCGCCTCGGTGCGGGCGATGCCCCCTTGTGCCCGGGAGTCGTCAAGGTCGATGAAGCCGACCAGCTCGCCGACGCGCAGCGCCACAGGTGCCCACCTCCTGTCGTGCTTGGTGGTGGGCGCGGGCCGCTACAGCGGCGGACTACCGCGGGGGTTTGTCAGGCGGTGCGAAGTGGCGCGAGAGCCTGCTCTCGGCCGAGAGCAGGCCGAAGATCCGTACGCGCAGCCAGCGCCAGGAGCGGGCGCGCATGAGGCGCCGGTCGCCGACGTCGACGCCGTACACCTCGTGTAAGTCGGCCTCTATCAGGGGCCATTGGTCGAGAAGTTGGGGCCAGGTCAGCGACGCTTGCGGCGTGCGCGGGCCGGTGCCGGGCGGCCACTCGTACCACTCGAAGAGGCCGGATTCTTCGTCGTATTCGCCCCGCCCGATCGGCGCGCTTGCCGGTTCGGGGCCAGCCGAGAAGGGTCGCCACCGGAGGACCACACGCGCTCGGCAGCAGCCTTGTCCTGCACCACCCACGCAATCGCGGTGCGCGCAGCGTGCTTGAGGGCAGGCCAGGTAACTCCGTTGGCGAGCATCTCGTCGTAGGCGGGACCGAGCAGGTCGCGGTACAGGTCGCCCTCGGCCGCGTCGCCGAGGGCTTCCTCGTCGACCTGCCCGCCGGCCGCGGCGACGGCGGCGGCCTGCACGATGGCTTGCACGCGCAGGCCGGTGTCCGCCGAGGGCGGCAGGATCGTGTACCGGCGTCCGCCGATGGGGAGGACGAGCGTTTCGTCGAGCAGCTCGTCGAGGGCCTCGAACGCCATCAGGCGGCCACCTCCTTCAACGTCTTGCCGGTGGAGGCGAGGGAGAGCGTGCCGCCGCCCGCGGGCGGGGCAACCGGGTTGGCGATCTTCGTGCGCTTGCCCTTGCCGGACAGGGTGACCTTGACGGTGTCGAGGTCGTCGGCCGCGCCGCCGTCCGGCTCCCAGGTGACCAAGGCGAACCCCTCGTACGCCTCGTCGCGGCCCTCGCGGTCGTAGTAGCGGATGTGCACGCGCGAGGCCGAGCCGAAGTTCTCGGACGCGAGGCGGAGCCGCTCCTGTGCGGCGTTGAAAGCGCGGGTCGTGGGATGGCAGCGGTGCGCGAGCTTGGTCTCGATCGACCACGCAAGCTCGGTCACGGTGCTGTCGGCCCACCCCTCGTCGTCGTACGTCGTCGACTTCTGCTGTGTGGGCTCGACCTTGGGGGCGAACTCCTGCACGCCGGGGACCAGGCTCCATGTCGGGGTGGCGTCGGTGCCGGTGTTCAGTTCGAGGCGGTACCGGCGCGCGAGCGCAGTCTCGGTCTCCGCCGGGGGCGTGGGCGTACTCAAGGGCGGGTCCTCCTATTCGAGGCGGGGGTGTGGGCGGTGGGCGCGCACGCGGTAGTTGCTGGTGCGCTCGTGGCGGCCGTTGGCGTCGGTGCCGAGCGAGGCGGCCGAGAAGCGGTAGATGAGCGACACGCGGGCGCTGCCGAAGGTGCGCGGTCCAAGGCTCTGGAGAACGGCGAACACGTCGTCGTCGAGGGCGGCGGCCTCGCGCGGGTCGGGCCCGGCGCGGGTGCGGACCTGCACGGCGAGCACGGTGTCGGTGAGCGTGGCCGACTCCTGGACCGGATAGGCGGTAAGGACGATGGCGCGGTCGGGGGCCTCGGGCATGACGGTGTCGGTGATGGCGGTCTCGCCCTCGGCGTACAGGCCGTCGGGCCGGTAGGTGCCGATGTCCTGCTCGTCGAGCAGGCGGGCGAGGCCGTCGACGACGTCGGGAAGGAAGCTCACCGCAGCGACCGCCGAACCTGCGCGGCGATGATCTCGGCGACGGTGCCCGCTTCCTCGGTCATGGGCGCTTCGAGGTACTTCGCGGTGCGTCCCGCGTCGTGGCGGTAGGTCATCTCCTCGTGCTGCCTCACCGCGTACGGGGTGTCGTAGGACACGGCGGCGGTAAGCGTGGATTCGTCGACGGTCGCCGTTCCGGAGCGTTCGAGGGTGGCCTCTTCGATCGGGACGCGGCGGCGGGAGACTTCGAGGACGTGCTCGGCGGCGAGCCGCAGACCGCGGGCCGCGCCCTGACGGGTAGCGGCGAGGGCGGTGTCGCCGTTCCAGCGGAGTCGGGCGCGCTGGGTCACTCGGCCATCACCTCCGTGCACTGCGGCACCGGCAAGCCCGGTGCGGTGTGGTGGGCGACGCTGATTGCGGTCGTGGTGCGGCCGTCGGGAAGGGTGATGCGCGACTCGGCCGGACAGTCGAGATTGGGCTCGGCGATGATCTGCGCCGTGCTGATGACCTCGCGCCCGTCCCTATTGCGGAGGGGCTTGACGGTCTCGGCGACCAAGGCGGGCACGTCCGCGACCGCGGGCCCGTACCGCTTGCCGTACGCGGAGGAGCCGAGATAGGGCTCGATGGTGACGCGGTGACGCAGTAGCCAGCGGGGGACCCTCGTCACCAGATCACCCCCGGGAGCAGGCCCGCCCGCTTCAGCGCGCGGAGCGCGCGCGGGGCGAGGTCGACGTCGCCGGGCGTAGTTGGGCCGTCCTTGCGGCCGGACAGGGATACGGGCCCGATGCTCACGTTGTCCCAGCGGCCGGCCGCCCCGGTGCCGTCGTCGCCTGTGGCGAGCTGGTACTCGACCTGGGCACAGACGGCGTCGCTTAGCGCGGCGGCGATGGCGGGGTCGGTGGGCATGCCCGCGTCGTCGGTGAGATAGACCGCCCTGATCAACGCGTCGTCGAGATCCTCGGACGCGCGGGCGAGCAGCCGCGCGGCATCGGGCGGGGCCGGTTTCCCGGTCCACGCCGCGAGCTGCTGAGGGGTGGCGTAGACACGGGGCACCGGTCACCCCTCCTTCTTGGCCTTGCTGCGGCCAGCAGAACGCCCCGCGGGCTTGTCTGCCTGCGGGGCGTCGGAGGCGTCATCCGGCGCGGTGGCCGGTCCGTCCGGCTCGGGGTCCGGTGCGGTCGGGTGGTAGCGGCGCAACATCATGAGGGAACGTTTCCTCCTGATCAGGTGGCGACGAGGGTGCCGACGCAGACACCGCGGTCGCTCAGGCGCTTCACGGCGTAGTGCAGCGTGGTCGTGACGACGGTGGAGCGGGCGAGGATGTCGCGGTCGTCCTCGACCAGGGGGCGGCGCTTGTAGAGCAGGCCGAGGGCGCCCCGCTTCATGAGCAGGAACGTCTTTGCGGCCACGCGGTTGGTCAGGAACACGGGCACGCCACCGATACGGCCGATGCTGCCCGCAACCGCGGCGGAGGGGCCGTTGCCGAGCTTGGCAGCGTCGACGAACTGCGGGTCGGCGAGCGCGTCGGCGTACTGGGCGCTGTTGAGGAACAGGCCCGCGAAGTCGTCCGGCTCCCACTCGTCACCGAACTGCGCAATACCCGGGACCATGGCGTCAAGCCACGTGAACTTGGTCTTTCCCGCGGCGGTGGTGAACTTCAGCGGGAGACCCCCGCCGAGGGCGGTCTCGTCGGCCTGTGCCTGGGTGATCAGGTCGGCATCGACCTTGCGCGCGGCGAGAATGCCGAACTGCCGGCGGGCCTCGGCCTCGGGGTCGCCGAGGCTGACCAACTTGGCCTTGTCGGTGATCTCGACGGCCTTACCGGCCTCCTTGATCACTGCCTTCGCATGGCTGGTCGACATGGCAACCGGCGTCATCGGCGTGGCCTCGGTCAGCTCGTCCAGCTCGCCGAGACTCCCCCACTTGGGGAACTCAATCTCGGAACCGGGCGCGCCCTCAAGGGTGTTGTCCTCGACGACGGCGGATGATCCGCCGACGCGGACCTTGCCGAGGAACTCGGCCTGCGCCATGTCGCCCCAGACCTCGGGGACGATCATTGCGGCACTGGTGGTCTTTACCATGGGTGTGTGCTCCTTCTCCGGCGCGGCGGCCGGGCGTTACGGGGCCCGGCGGGCGGCCGGGGGTCAGTGGTTGGCGAGGCGCCGATACGTGTCGGGGTCGGTCTGGAACAGCTCGGTGCGCTCGGCGTAGGACATGGCGGCGAACTGCTCGGGCGTGACGGCCCCCGGTCCCGGGTCGCTGAAGTCGGCGCCACCCTTGGCGGGGGTCTGCGGGACGGCGGCGAGGTAGGGCTGTGCCGTAACGGCGTTCTTGATCGCTTCGGCGACGGCGGCAGTGTCGCTCGGGTCGAGCTGGGTGACGGCGGCCGTGAAGCTGGCGGAGTCGAGCAGGCGGGCGACATCGGCGCCGGCGCTCGGCGCGGCCTGGATGACGGCGGCCTGGACGGCGGCGCGGCGCGCGGCGGCGGTCGAGTCGGCGAGTGCCTGCTGTGCCCACTTCGGCAGGCGTGCGACGTCGCCCTCGGGCGCCTCGGCGGTGGGCGGCGTGGCCGGGGCCTGCGGGGCGGTCTGCTGGGCGCGGGTGCGGTAGTCGGCGGCTTCGGCGCGCGTGTCCTTGATGAGCTTCTGCGCCCACTCGGGAAGCGAGGCGACGTCCTGCGGCTCCCCTTGTTGCGGGGTCGGCTGCTGCGGGGTCTGCGGCGCTGCCGGGGCGGGCGGCTGGACCGGTGTCGAGCCGGTGCTCGGAGCGGTGGGGGCCTGCGGCTCACCGGTCGGTGCGGTCTGGGCGGGGATGCTGGGCGGGGTCGACACGGGGTCCTCCTGGGACGGTGTCCGGGGCCGTGCGCGCCTGGCGCTCGGCCGGATGCGGGCAAACGAAAAGGGGGCCCGCTCCCGGCGGGTCCCCTTCGGGGTGGTGCTGCGGTGTTCGGTCGTCAGTCGGCGTCGGCGTGGTCGCCCTGGGAGGCGAGGGGGCGGCGCTCGGCGTAGCCGCGTATCCACGCGGTCCGCAGCGTCGACGTGCTCGGGTACGGGCAGTCGGTCGGCGGGTCGCCGAGGTCACCTGCTGTGCGACCTGCCGTGACTGCCTTCACGATGTCCTCGTGCGCGCCCATGGTCACCTCTTGTTCTGGTGGTCCGACTCGTTCTTACGGGCGCCGTCGGCCCACCGTTGGGGCTTGCCAGTCGCCTGCTCGATGAACTCGGCTTGCGTGAGCCTGCCGTGTGTCTGCCACCACTCTTGCAGTTCGTCGGACGCGCGGGCATAGGCGATGCGCGCGGGCCCGCTGAACAGACTGAGGGGGCTGTGTCCGGCGGCCTGGGCCTTCTTGCTGAGCAGGTAGCCGCGGCAGTCCTCTTCGGCTTTCAGGTACTGCCGGTAGACGTATTCGGCGTACAGGGCGCGGGCCTCGCGGCGCGTGATCGTGTGCCGCTCGTCCTGCTCTCCCTCGTGCTGGGCGGCGGCGAGGGCGGCGGCCTCGGCGGCGAACGACTCGTCGTCGGCGAGGCGCCCCCACTGCTCGGGGTCGGGGGCGGGGGCCATGGCATCGGCGAGGGCGTTGCGGTCGGCGAGCAGATCGTCGACGGCGTTGCCGGTGTCGGCTGGGGCCGGTAGCTCGACGGCGTCGCGGCGGTCCATCTCCGCGGCGATGCGCAGGAGTTCGGCGGTGTCGGCGTACTGCATGGCCCATGCGAGGTCGTCGTCGCCCACGCCCGATGGATCGGCGAGCAGGTGTCCGCCGGGGAAGAGGCGGGCGAGCAGGTCGCGGCGGTCGGCCTCGGCCTCGATGCGGCGCCGTGCGCGGTCGTCGAGCGGCGTACGGAGTGCTGCGGCGAGTTGGTCGTCGCTCATCTCGCGCACGGTGCGCTCGTCGCCCGACCACACGCGGGCGCGCTCGACCTGATCCGGTGAGGGCGGGCGCGGCGTCGCGGGGAGGTTCCCGGCGCCTTCCTGCTCGCGGTGCCGAAGGCGGCGCAAGTCGGGGTGGGCGGCGAGGTGTTGCCGCATGGCGCCCTGCCACGCGCGGACTTTGGCGCGGGTGGCGCGCTGCTCTGCCGGGGTGGTGGCGACGGCTTCGCGGCGCTTCCATTTGCGGATGTTCCGCTCGATGGCGCGTTGACGCTGTCCGGCCTCGTACCCGGCAGGGTCCGGCTCGGCGTCCGCCACGGTCGTCAGCCCCGGGGTGTAGGCGCTCACGGAGTGGCGGCAGTTGGGGTGTTGCAGCCCTGCGGCGCGCGCCTCGTCCAGCGATCCGGCGACGCGCACGGGCACCATGCGGCCATCCTCGACGGCGTGCTCGACCTCGACCGTCCGCGCTCCCGCGGGCCCGCCGATGGTCAACACCTGGAGCTCCCACGGGCGGCACAGGGGGCACTCGCGCGGAGCATCGCTGACGACGACCAGGTCGACGCCGTGCTCGGCGAGGGTGCGCATGTGCGCCTCGGTCGTGGCCCGCGCGGTCGCCGTCCGTACGGCCATCTCGGCGTAGGCGGGGAGCGACCAGCGGCGGCCGGCCTTGTCGACGAACGCCCGGATCCCGCGGTCGGCGAACTGCCGCAGGGCGTCTTGCACGGCCTGTCGGCGGGTGCCGGTGCCGAGCAACGGGGTTGCGGCCACGGACGCGACGACGGCGCGGAAGGCGTCGACGACGGCCCGCAGAATGCTGCGGTGCGTGGCCGTGACGACGTCCACGGCCTCTTGCGCCAACCTGTCCACAGCCTGTGCATTAGGCGTGCGGTCCTTGACCAGGGCGCGGGCGTCATCGGACAGGGCGCCCAACTCGGCGACCGCGGCCCGGTGTCCGGTGTTGTACGCCTCGGCGACTGCGTCGAACACGTCGAGCTGAGTCGCCTTGCCCAACTCGTCGACGACGGCCTGAGCGGCGCGCCTGAGCTGCTGCACGGCGGCGAGCTTGGCCTCGACCCATCCGGGCGCGTCAAGTCCCTGGGCGAGCTGGCGCGCGATGATGCCCAACAGCCGTTCCTCGGCCAAGGCGTACAGGTCGCGGGTGCGCTCGGCGAGAGGCTCGACCATGCCCGGGTGGATCGACATTCCTTTCCCTCCTGCCTCAAGCAGAGCCAACATGCGCCCGGCCGCTGATCGCGGAAGGATAGAAGAAGCGGTCGGATCAGCTTGGAGGCAAGCCAATGACTAGGCGGCTTCTTGAGGAAGAAATTCGCGAAGTCTTGGACGAGGTTCAGGGCGGGTGTATGGACGCGGTCCAAACGCTCGGATTCGCCCCACCGAATTACCGGCAGCAAGTCGATTCGGGGATGGAGGATGCCGAGACTGGCCTGTTGTTTCAAGCTCCCATGGACGTAGCTGTGACCAGGGAGGGCCTAGAGGGCTGCGCAAGAGGCTTTGAGGACGCCGCCGGGACGCTGCAAATCCTTGTTGGGTGTCTCCGGTCTCTTGCGCAAGGGAAGGATCTCACCGCAAAGAATGGATTCGAGATCCGTCGGGTAGAGCCCACCCAATCCGACGGACAGTAGCGTTAGCCGGGAACGCTGAGCCCTAGTGGGTCGGGCACATCCGCGGCCCCGGTTTCCCGGAGAATCGCGGCGGCCTCGGCGTCGACCTGTCCGTCTTCCCACTCGGGGTGCAGCCACCGCACCTTGGTCGCGGTGGACACGGCGCCCGCGCGGGCGAGCAGGTCGAGGGTCGTTGCCGTGCTCTGCTCGCTCTCGGTGACGCCGTCGCCGAACTCGACGCGGGGGCGTTCGGGTGTGATGCGGCGGCCGAAGTGCAGGGCGTCGAGCTGCAACAGAACGTGCAGGATGTGTGCGAGGGGCTGGCGCACGTATCCCGTCTTCTTCTTGCGGGTGACCATGGACAGGGCGTCGCGGCTGTCGACCTCGGTCGCGGTGATCGGGGCGCCGTTGGCGTCGAGGCCGAACGACTGGGCCGAGTAGCCGGCCGACTGGGCGGCCTGCCGGGTCAGGGCCTCGCTGCTCCTCTGGTGCTCGTCGACCCTGATCGCGAACTGGGACAGCGTGATGCCGTTGCCCTCGTTGGGCGGCATCTTCAGGGAGTGCCACACCTCGCGGTCATCGTCGAACGATGCGCCCTGTCCGGGGCCGTGGTCGCGGAGGTACCCGGCAGGGACGATCAGCCGGGCGCGGGCGAGGCGGATGTCGCGCATCCATGACGTCCACACGTCGTCGAGGGCGTCGAACACGTCCCTGATGCCCTGGAAATCGCTGCGCCCGATCGGGGAGGAGCGGTGCAGCCGGTTGGGGCCGATGTTGGGGACGTAGGCGATCGTCAGATCGGTGATGCCGGTGGTGACGGTGACGCCGTCCTCGCCGAGGCTGCCTGCAAGGTCGGCGGTTTCGGGGTGCTCGGCCAGCGGGACGGCGCGGCCGAGGTTGTCGGGGGTGCCCTCGTACAGGCCGTGCAGGATGCGGCCCGCCTCGTGCCGCTCGACGTGCCGGAACACGGTCGAGGCCGTCGAACCGGACAGGTCGCGCCACAGGGTGGCGGCCCGCAGCATCCCCCACCGGAACTCGGGGGCGACGCAGTCGGGTTGGACGGCCGAGAGGATGGGCCGGTCGATCAGGTCGCGGTCCCATGTGGCGCGCAGGTACACCCCGGACAGGGCGGCGGCCTGCTCGGCGGCGGCGTGCAACGCCTGTTGCACCTGCCCCTCGTCGACCAGGGTTTCGAGGCGTTCCTGTGTGGCGGTGTCCTCGACGCTCAGGGACGGCATGTCGCCGAACAGCAGGTGCGCGCTCACGCTGGCGATGTCGGACGCCAACGGCACGTGCAGTCGGTGACGGCGTGGCCGGGCGGGCTGTTCGCGGCGCCGGTTGAACGGGCCGCGGCGGGTGGGGGCGGCGTCGGGCTCGCCGTAGTAGCGGGCGAGGCGGCGCCGGTCACCGGAGTACCACGCGTCGTCGAGGCGCATCTCGGCGTAGTACGGGGCCCACTGCGGGGGCGGCCACGCTGACCCATTGTCAGGCAGGGGCACGACTCCTCCTATTGGTGATCTTTGAGGTGTCGGGCGTATCTTCCGATACATGAGTCAACAGGGGGAAACTCACAACAAGTTGAGCGGCACCGTTCACGGCGGCTCCGTGCAGGCGGGCCACATTCACGGAAACGTGGAGTTCAACACGCCTGCTCAACGGAGGAGTCCGGAAGAGGAGGAGATCCACCGTCGCAAGCTTGCACGAGATCGCCGCATCCTTGACGACTGGGAGGCCAGGCACGCGGAGGAGCAGCGGCGAGGCAATCGGTACGTTCAGGAGTGCCGATTGGGGAAATGGGCCTGCGCGTTCGCGTTGCCAGTTGCGTTGGTGGTCGCGGCGCTGGGGGCGCTGCACGTCATCTCCGTCAACTTTGCAGCCATCGGGCTTCTGGGCGTGCTCGGTTCGGCCTTCGGCTGGTTCTACAACGCGTGGGTTATCCGAAACTGGGAGGCCGGTCGGAGGATCACCCTCCCGAACCGGTGGCGGGAGGACTGAGCAGGTGGCGCCACTCGTGCGAGGTGGAGTGGACGACGTACCGCAGCGCGTCGGCTGAGTGGTCGTCGACCTTGATCGGGGCGTCTTCGCCACGCTCGGTCGCCTTCGGGTCCCAGCTGTACCCCGGGAGTTCGGAGAGCAGGCCTTCGCACGAGTCGTGGACGAGCAGGCGGTCGGCGGCGAGCAGGCTCGATACGGACCGGATTCCGTCGGTGACGTCGTTGGTTGCGCGGGCGAGGCCCGGGTGCCCGTCCTGCCACATCTGGGTAGAGAAGCTGGCGGCGGACGGGTCTATGAACGTCCACTCGGGTGTGATGCCGAGGGCGGCGAGCCATGCGCGGACGGCGCGGCTGTACTGCGCGTCGGTCATGCTGCGATGCGTGGCGCGGGAGTCGTGGCGCCACTCAGCGCACACGTACAAGCGGCCGTCGACGCCCTCGCCGAGCAGGATCGCGGAGAACGGGTTGGTGGTGCCGTAGTCCACACCACACCAGTGCCGACGCATGTCGGGCAGCACGTGCACCACATGGCGGGCCTCGTCCCACATGTCGTAGATGGCGCCCTCGGCGACCACCCACGCTCCATCGATCATGCGTCGTCGCCACAGACCGACGTACTCGGCGGCGAGGTCGGCGACGTACTCGGGCGACAGTGACGGGTTGTCGGCCAGACGGAAGTGCCAGGCGCACAAGTTCAGTTCGCCCGCGCGGTCTAGATACCCGGTCTTGAGCCAGTGCCGCGGGCTGTCGGGGTTGGTTGTGCCGAGCAGCTTGGCGCCCGGTACGGACAGGCGGGCGAGCAACTGCACGAAGAACGGCTCGGGCAGCAGGGTGACCTCGTCCACGTACGCGAGTGCCGCGGTCAGGCCGCGCAGTCGGCCCTCGGCGCGCGCGTCGCTCGCGCCGATCAGGTGGACCACGCGGCCGAGGATCGTTGCGGTGGTGGCGCCGCGGGTGTGGCGCACCTCGTCGGCGACGTCGCCGAACAGGGCGGGGTCCTGCAACGGCTCGATGATGTTCCGCTCGATCGTTTGCAGACTGCGCCCGCAGATGACGATCAGGCCGGTGGCGGGCGCGCGGCGGATGAGCAGTACGAAGCACAACAGGCTCGCGATGGTCTTCCCGGAGCGAACCGAGCCGTGCCAGATGTTGATGCGCGCGCGGGCCTGGCGGATGGAGTCGAGCTGTTTGTCGGACATGGGGAGAGGGGCGGACATCACTCCCCCTCGCGGTCGCCTCCGGCCGGACCGATCAGGGCGTCGGCGAGGCGGTCGAGCATCGCGGCGCCCTTGCTGCCGGTACCGGTCTGGCGGGCGAGCTCAGCGACGCGGGCGTGCACTTCGGTCAGGGCGCGGGCGGCGGTGGCGTGATCGCGCGCGTCGCGGGCGTTGTCCGCGGTGGTGGTGCGCTCGACCTGGCCGAGGGCGCCGTCGAGGGCCTCGTCGGCGAGCTGCTCGCGCCGTGCGGCGGCGTCGGCCCGGTGCGCCTCGGTAGCGGCGGCGACGCGGGCGCCGCCAGCGAATGTCAGGCCGAGGTCGGCGGCCATCTTCGAGACGCTCGACGTGCTGCGTCCGATGGCACGGGCGATGGCGTTGCGGGTCTTGCCCTGACCGTGCAGCTCCCGAACCCGCGCGCGGTCGCGGTCGGTGATCGGCTCCGCCACTAGCCCACCTCCCGCGTGTGCAGACATGCGAACGCCCCGCCACAAGGGGGGATTGCGGCGGGGCGGGAGTAGGGGCCTGATTCCGGGCACGCCGGAGACGCCCCCAACATTAGGTCACGAATGGATAACGACGCAAGCGGGAACGTCGGGCACTCGGCGACGCTCCGCAGTGGACGCAGCCGTGGCGTCCGGCTCGTTAGGGTTGGGCGTAGCCATGGCGGGGGTTGCTCCCGTTCATGGTCAGGCCCGTCCGGCGGTGGAGTCGCCGAGGCGGGCCGCTTGCGTTCGTCGGGGAGCCGCCCGTGCTGCCGTGGACAGCAGGACGGGCGGCGGCAGTTCAGGAGAAGAGGGCGCCTTGCTCGGCGTCGGGTCCGGCGCCGTCGAGGGTGAGCTGCTGGCCCTTCTCGGGTGCGGTGCCGATCCACGCGCCGCGCCATGTGCCGTCGGCCGCCTCGGCCCCGGTGACGGCCTCGACGGGGTCGGTGAGCTCGGCCTCGGCGAGGAACGCGTCGAGCGCGGCGCGCACGCTGGTGCAGTTCTTGCACACGCGCCCGCTACTCGCGACGTCCTCGCCGAGTTGCCTGCCGCAGTAGGCGCGGACCGAGTCGGCGATCAGCATGTGCCCCGCGCCGCTGGCGGTTATGGCGCCAGCGGCGAGGCGCAGTTCGGGCTCGGCGTCGCCAGCAGCGAGGACGGCGGCCGCGCGCTCGCACTGCTGGCACATGCGGGCGATGGCCTCGGCCCAGGCGAACGACTCGAACTCGTCCGAGCGCGTGCCGCACAGCATCACGGGCATGCCGCTGGCGTTCGGGGCGCCGTAGTGCGGGGTTCCGGTGCGGCGGATGGCGTAGCGGGTCAGTTCCATGGGGGTGCTCCCGTGGGTGGATGAGGGGGCGCCGAGTGGAGTTCGGCGCGGGTGAGGGCGGGGCCGCCCGTCGTACGGCCCCGCGACGGTGCGAGTAGAAAGCACTACGTGCGGCCCCTCGTGCTGGTTGTCAGTCCGGGAGTCCGGAGATGGCGCGAATGGCCATGGCTGCGGCCTCAAGGCTCGGCAGGCCGTCCGTGACCTTTATGTACTTCACTTCGTAGAGCTCGGGGTCTTCGGCGTCGTAGATCTCTTCGGCGTACCACGCACCGTCGCCGCCGTGCTCGATGCACGCTTGCAGGTACCCGTCGTAGGCGACCTCGTACAAGCCATCGGCGACGGGATAGACCTCCCACCCCTTCGCCGTCAGTCGTGACGGCTCGGACGAGCGCAACGAGGGAAGTTGCTCCTCGTGGAAGGTCATCAGGCGGTGGGCTTCAGTTCGTGCGTCAGCGTGTTGCAAAGGTGCTCCCATGGGTGTCTGTGCGCGGTGGATGAGGGAGGGGCCGCCCGTGTGCCGAACGGCCCCGTGGAGCTCAGGCGAGGCGGTTGGCGGGGACGATCAGGGCCAAGTCGGAGGCGGGCCACGGGTCGCACCATCCGCTTCCCCATGCCGTCGTGGTGAGCACGATGACGGGCCCCTGCTCGTCGGTGAGGTGGCAGCACACACCGCACTGGCAGGCGCGGTTGAACGGCGTGGGGTGCGCCTCGTACTGGTCGTTGAAGTAGTCGCTGCGCAACAGGGCGTTGCCCGCATGGCCGATGGAGGCGAGCACGGTGTCGCCGTCGACGATGTCGCCAGCGCGCACGATGCGGGCGGCGGCGGGGTCGACGAGCAGTGGTGCGTGGTCCTCGTCGGTCGGGTAGGCGGTGACAAGCACTGGGAAGAACTCGACGTCGTGTCGCATAAGGGGGTGGCTCCCTTGGATGGTTGGGTGCCGAGTGGAGTTCGGCAGGGTTGGGGACCGTCCCTGTCGGGGCGGCCGAAGGGTGTTCAGTCCTCGTTGTGGTGGTTGCGGGCGTCGATCAACCCGACCGCCCCGAACACCGCCTCTTCGCGCGAGCGCGCGTCGATCACGAGCAGCTCGGCCTCGATCGACTCGTCGTCGAACCACTCCATGACGCGCCACGCGTCGATCTGCTCGTACACGTAGTAGGTGCGGCCGCAGCGCTCGAAGACGTGTCCGCGCTCGCGCGGCTCCAGATGGGGCAGGGCCTCACGACGGTGCTCGCCGTCGCACTCCTCGCCGCGCACGTCGCAGGAGCACGGGCACTTGCAGTCCGTGACTTCCTTGATCCAGAACTCGTAGTCGCCGATGCGGTGCACACCGACGTCGTTGTGCTCCTCGTCGCGGTCGAGGAACTCCACGAACGGCAGCGCGCCCTCGTCGTAGTAGTCGTCGGCCACGTTGCCGATGTCGTCGTTGAGCCAGCCGCGCGCCTCGTCGAGGTCGCCGATGCACTCGACGCGGTACTCGGGTGCCTCTCCGGGCTTGTTGAACCCGACGTGGTAGCGGGTCCGGCTTCCGGTGCTCTGCATGGGGGTTGCTCCCTTCGGGTGGTGGTGCGCCGTCGGGTGGAGTCCGTCGGACACATCACCTTTATAGGGGGCCTAGAAACTCGAATTCAAGGGGGACTAGAAAAGAATCATGGAAAAGCCCGTACGCTGATCCCATGACCGAGACGACCAGCCCCCTGGAGCGGGAACGCGCAGCCCGACGTGAGCGAATGAAGCAGCACGTCGACTCCGCCCTCGCTTGCCTCGACGAGATCCCCGACCCTGTCGAGCGCGAGCTCGCCGCTCGGGTCCTCGCCGACGAGCTGCTCCCCGACGCCGGTCGCCAGGTCAAGGCCGTACGCACCGCAGCCGTACAGGAACTGCGCACCGAGCGAGGGCTGAAGCTGCGCGAGGTCGCCGAGCTGTACGAGCTGTCAGTGCCCCGCGTCGACCAGCTCGCCAAGGGCAAGTAAGGCACGGCAGCTGGCCCTACTCGCCGCACTGTGCCTCGCCGGTGATCTCCTGTACGCGGGCCAGGAACCATGCGCGGTCGGCCTCGGGCATCGCTACCGCTGCCTGTGCGGCGGCGCCGGCGAGCTGTGCGCCGAGTTCGAACTGCCAGCGTGCGGCCTCGCGGCCGGTGACGTATGCCTCGAACTCGGCGAACACTCCGCGCAGTCGCCCCGGTGTCATGCGGCGCGATTCCGCTCGATGTGCTGCTGCGCGGCTTCGAGGGCGGTGTGCAGGGCGATCAGATCGCCGCCGGTCCATGTCCGGCGCCCGTGCTCGTCGGGCGGTACGGGGGCGGTGCAGCCCGGCCCCGTCGAGCACGTTACGGCCGAGGGCCGGTCGGGGCCGGCGTGCAGGGTGAGATCGCCACCGCACCACGGGCACGGTCGATCCGGTATCGCTCGCCGACGCTGGTCAAGGCCGAGGGCGCGCAGCAGACGGCCCTCGGCACCGCGGGCCGTGCGCCGCGCCTCGTGCAGCAGGTGCAGGGGCAGGGGATCGAACGGCGGCGCGGTCAGGGTGCCGTCGAGCTGCCCCTCGGGGGTGGTGTCCTCGTCGAGCACGCGCCCCTCGATCCAAATCGCGGCCCAATGCGGGCCGTGCGCTCGGCTGCCGGGCGAGGTAGGGCTGCGAAACGTCCAGCGGCGCGGGTCGTCGGGGGCGGTGTGCTGCACGGCCGCGGCGAGGGTGTCGGCGAGGTCGTACAGCATCCGCTCGATGGCGAGGCGGGCGTCGAGCGCGTCGACGTTGGCGGGGGCGGGGTGCTCGCGCAGCACGAGCGGAGCCCGGTCCTCGATGACGAGCGGCTCGTCGGCCGGGCTGCCGGTGTGCAGGAACGACCGCGTCTCGCGCGGCGGCCAGCCCTCGGCCGACGGCGAGGTCTCGATCGCGAGCAGCAGCTCGCCCCACAACGTCCGTACGGTATCGAGGCATTCGGCGGTCTCGTGGCGGGCTATGACATGGGTGGTCATCGTGTGGGCGCTCCCCTCGGGATCGTTCAGCGGGCGGTGTCTGCGAGGGCCTGCTCGGGCGCGATCTCGCCCGAGCACAGGCGCCGGATCGCGTCGGCGAGGTGCCACTCGTCGCCCGGCAGCGCGGCGTCGAGAGCACGCGCGAACTGCCCGGCGGCAGCGAGACGCTCGGCGAGCTCGGTCACGGCCTCGGCGTGCTGGTCGCGCTCGGCCTCGGCTTCGACGATGGCCTGCTCGGCGGCCTCGACACGGTTGTGCAGCCGCATTGCTGCGGCCTGCTGCCCGCCCGCGCTGCGCCGGAAGGCGTTGCACTCGGCGACCTCGGCCTCGACGTCGCCGCGTAGTTGGGCGCAGTCCTCGGCGGAGAGCGCGCCACGCTCGGCACGAGCGAGCAGTAGCCGGAAGCGGTCGCGGCGCGCATCGCGCCCGGCCTCGCGGGCAGCTATCAGGCCGCGGCGGGAATCGGCATGGGTACGGCGGTTCATCGGTGGCCCTTCTTCGTGAGTGCGGCACAGGCGGGGCAGCGCGACGGACTGGCGCCGCGCGCGGTGAGCGGGTCTGGCTGGCACAGCGGTCCGGGGGAGCGGCGGCCGGCGAATCGGCCGACCAGGGCAACGGCGACGGCAGCGAGCAGCGCGACCAGGGCGAGCACGGGATCGACGGTCATCGGCCGGTCACTTCGTCCGCAGGGGTACGGCGGAGTAGCCGAGCGGCGAGGCGCCGAGCGCGCGAGGTCTCCCGCGCGCGAGGCGCGACCGGTCGCGCGTGTGTGGTGCTGCTGATCTCCCAACCCTCGACGGCGAGGCGGTCGGCGAGGTCTGCCGCGGTGAGGGTGGCGAGGTGCGGGGGGACGTCGAGGGCGTCCGTCAGGTGGGCGGCGATCGTCGCGCGAGCTGCGGGCGGGGTCATCGGCGGGTGCCTCCCGAGGTGTGGCGGACGCGCGGGGTACGCGGTTGCGGCGGGGTGCTCATGAGGCGGGCGAGGCGGTTGTGCTCAGCCTCGGCTCGCTCGACGAGGGCGCGGTCTGCGCGTGCCGCCCGTATGCGGGCGGGGTGCGGCTCGGCTGCGTTGCATGGCTGTCGTGGCGGTGCGTCGCACTCGGGGCAGGTCGCGCACTCGACGGCGTAGGCATCGCGACGACGACCGTGCACGTTGCGTAGTTGGGTGCCGTGCGAGTTCTTGCACAGGTGCCGGATGTCGGCGCGGCAGCGCTCGTTCGGACAGGCGACGGCGAGCTCGACGAGGGCGGCCCGGTTGCCCGGCAGCGTCGTGCGGATCTCGGTACGGGTCTCTTCAGCGACGTACGGGGCCGCCTCGGCTGGTCCGTCGACGCGGTGGCCGACGGCGGAGGTCAGGGCGAGTAGGTCGGAAGAGGGGCCGGTGCCGATCGCCTGGGTGATCGTGCGTGCGGGCAGGTTGCCTTCGGCCGCGGCGATGATCTGCGCTTGACGCCGGGTGATGAACTGCTCGCCGGTCTCGTCAGGGTTGCCGTCGTAGACGGGGTGGGCGGCGTCGATGCGGCCGGTACGGATACGGGCGCGCATGTCCCGTACCTGGGCAACGGTGATCCACTTGTCGGTGTGGGCGTAGTGCTCGGCGACGGCGTCGCGGGTGTCGTCGTCGAGGGGGACGTCGTGCAGGGCGCGGGCCCATGCGCGGGCGTCGGATTCGCCGATGGTGCGGTGGTCGAATGCGGCGCAGTGTGCGAGGAGTTCGGCGGCTTCGGCGGGGGTCACTGGGCTTGCTCCTGTTCGCGAAGGCGGGCGGCGAGGTCGAGCCCCTCGCGTACGCGCTGGTCGGTGGTCGAGGGCCGCGAGCCGTGCAGAGCAACGACGTTCGGGCCGAGCTGAGGAACCTCGGGGGCGTTCGCGGGCAGGGTGGGAAGGGAGCGCCAGCCGGCGACGAAATAGCGCGCGGAGCGGGGGCGAGACCGGGCGGCCTGCCAGGCACCACCGGCGTGGTCGACGAGCACGGCGACGCCGCAGCGTTCGATCAGGGCTTGCAGCAGCATCCACTCGGCCGATTCGAGCTGCCAGGAGACGACCATTCCGGCGGCGCTCATGGCGTCGACGAGGGGCCGCACGGGTTCGGCGATCTGCGGCTCATCGGCCTGCTCCGAGCTAGCTTGTTTCCCTCTACTTCCGAAGGAAGTAGAGGGGTAAGGCTTGGGGTTGGTCAGGGGACCTGTGACACCCTCCATAGCGTCATGCTGTGACACCCCTGCCTGACCTGCGGAACCTTCCGGAAACGGGGGTGCGTTTCGCGCACGATCCGGCGACGATCCGCGCTCGTTTCGCGCATGATCCGCGCTCGAAACGCCGCCGATTCGCTCCCCATTTCGGCCCGCCCGGCTCTTGGCTTTGCGCTCCGCAGCCGCCTTACGGCTGGCCTCGACCTGCGCGCGGGTTGCGTTGCGCCCGCCCTCGAAGAAGTCGTGCACGACGTAGTCACCGGCCGCGGGTTGCGGGCAGCGGGGGCAGACGTGGCCGACCTCGTGCCACAGCCCAACCTTGACCAACTTGGCGGCCTGCGGGGCGGTTCCGTACTGCTTGGCCACGATGCCGGGCACAGCACCTTCGGTCAGGTGCTGAGCGGAGTAGGCGCCGCAGCGCAGCCACAACCCGAGCGCGGCGTTACCTGCGGCGATGACCTTCGGGTGCATGTGCGCGCTGTCGTCGATCTTGAACCATGTCACGGGCGGGCTCCTTCCTAAGCGCTGGGGCACCGGGTTCAGGGCGGCCACCGAGGGCCGCGGGGGTGTGCAGGGGGCAGCGGTAGCCGATGACGTACCGGCGGGCACCCGGGGCGCAGCAGTAGCGGCGCCCCGGGCCGTCCCAGTGCCTGCACCTCACGCGGCGAGCGAGGCGTCGAGGCGGTCGAGCAGCAGACGCAACCCTGCGGCGGCCTGTTGCGGCACTACGCCGTTGCCAAGCGCTTTGAGCTGCGCCGCTCGCGACAGGCCCGGTACGCCGGTCACGTGGCCATCGGGCAGGCCGAGCATCCACTCGACGAATGGCGGGCTCAGTCGTCCGCGATCGTCAGTTGGCCGGGGAGCGGGCCGGGTGCGTGCTTCCCACCGGGTGACGGCGTCCGCGTACGGTCCCCAATCGACGTCGTCGCGTTCGACAGATACACCTGATGGCCGGCCGCCGCCCGTTCCTCCGCACTCGCATAGTTCGAGCCGTGATCGCTCGCCGACGGTGTCGGCAGCATCCGGGCCGCTGTGCTCGAAAGGGTCAGACTCCCGTCGCCGTGCTTCTGGTTCGGGCTGCCCTTGCTGCCGTCGCTCGCCCGCGGGGTCGGCAGCAAGTGCTCGACCTCGTCCGCCAGATTCGGCCCGTGCCCGCCGCTCTTGCGCTTGTCCGGGTGCTGACTGCCCCCGTTCACCGCGAGGTTCGACGTCGGTGTTTTCAGCAGCCGCACCCGCGAGCGCAAGGTGTCGCCGCGGTTCCCGTCGATCGGCCCCGGACCGTTGCCCTCGGTCGTCGTCGGAGTCGGCAGCAGCTTCTCGGCCACGGCTGGCAAGCCGTCCTCGTAGCCGCGGCCCTTGCAGTCCCTCGCCCTCGGTGTCGGCAGGCCAGGCGAGGACGAACACGCGCTCGCGCTGGTGCGGAGCGCCGACCTCCGAAGCACGTACGCACGCCCACGACGCATCGAACCCGAGGCGGGCCAGGTCGCCGAGTACGGCACCGAGTGCTCGCAGAGCAGGCTCAGAGCTTCCGTCTCCCACACACCACGGGCACGGTTCCATCGCGCTATGGGCCTGTGCCGAGAGGAGGCCGCGGACATTCTCAATCACCACCAGGGAGGGACGAAGGGACTCGACCGCGCGGGCGACGTGCAGCCACAGGCCTGAGCGGGTGCCCTCGGCAATGCCCGCACGCAACCCGGCAAGGCTCACGTCCTGGCAGGGGAAACCGGCGGTCAACACATCGACCGGCTCGACATCGCGGAAGTCCACGGCTGTCAGATCGGAGAGGTTGAGCACCTCGGGCCAGTGATGGCCGAGGATCTTCGAGGCGTTCGGGTCGATCTCGCAGTGCCAGGCAACCGAGCCGCCGAGCACGGACTGCACGCCCATGTCGAGACCGCCGTATCCGGAGCACAGAGACCCGATCCGCGGGTCGTCCACGCCCATCACGCACCATCCGTGGTGCTGGCAGGCTCGGCGGCCTCGGGCCATCCGGCGAACTCCGCGGGAACGTCCTCGACGGCGTCCTGCTGCCCATCGGCGGGCGGCTCGACGACCTCGCCCTCGATGTAGTCCGGGGGCGTGTCGAGCCCTTCGGGCGACGCGTCGCGCCGCACGGCCTCGTCGTGCGCGACGGCGCGGGCGAGCTCGGGCGACTTGGGCAGGATCTTGAAAAGCTGCCGGATCACGGTCTTGCGGGCCATCGCGTCGTAGTCCGTGGACCACGGGCCCGAGGCACGTGCCTTGCTGCGTCGCCGGATCGCCTCGACGTCCTCGACGCTCATCACGACGAACGCCGAGCCGCCGTTGGCCATCTTCGCGACGGCGTAATAGTCGGTTGGGCGCCCACGGCTGGACCGTGCTGGCTTGTGCCGCAGCACCGGGTCGAGCCCGTCCTCGTACTCGAAATCGTCGGCCTCGTAGACCGTGCGCGCGGTCAGACCGGCGGCGGCCGGGTGCTGCCAGAACAGCTTGATCATGCCCTGGTAGCCGACGACGAGCTGCACCTCGTACGCCCGAATCCGCTTGTTCCAGAACGGGAGCAGGTAGGCCTCGCCCGCAGCCCCGCCGGGTTCGAGGCCGAGCTGCGCGCAGGTCATCAGTGCACCGCCGAACGACTCTTGGGTGCACTCGGCGAGGTGCTCGACCCTGCGCAGCTCAGTCAGGGCGATGCGGGCGACGCGCTCGGGGCTGGCGACGTGTGCGGGCAGCGCGCGGGCGATCTCGCCGCGTATGGACTGCACGAACTGCACGAGGGTGGGCTGCTGTGCGGGGGTGGCGTGGCGGGCAGGCTGACGGGCGGGGGTGTTGCGGCGGGCGGCGACGCGGTCGGCAAGGTTCGTGCTCACGCTGCGGTGTTCTCCTTCGAGACCGGCACGACGAGGCGTCGCGCGCGGTGCGCGCGGAACTCGTCGGGCCGCTCGGCGGCGAGACGCTTCGTGTCGAGCGTCTCGACGCGGCGGGTGTACTGCTGCGCAAGGCCGGGGTGCGCGGCGGTGAACCGCTTCGCCGACAGAGGGCCGTTCTGCTTCCATGTGAAGGCGACGGCGCCCTGCACCTTGACGACCTCGGCCTCGCCCGCGATGACCTTCAAGCGGTTGTCGACATCGCGCAGCTCGTCGGCGACGCGCCGCTCGCGCGCCTTGAGCTCGCGGTGGCGCTCCACCAGAGGCAGGACGTCGGCCGGGTCGGCGACGGTCACCGCGTCGGCCTTGACCTTGTAGAGGTGGCCGAGCAGGTCCTCGGTCACCTCGGAGCCGTCCACGGGCGGCGGCGTGCCGTCGAGCACGCCCTTCCAGAACTTGCCGACGAGGTTGACGAGGTGCGCGACGAGAACCTCGTCGCGCTCGACACGGTGAATGATTAGACGGTTGCCGCCGAGCAGCGCGGCGACGTGCGCGTGCGGGTAGCCGGTGACGGCGAGGTACCAGTGCGTTTGCAGGGCCGGGCCATCCGGCACACCTGCGAGCCACTCGTCGAGCTGATAGGCCGACCGGGTCTTGATCTCCAACAGGCTGGACGGCTGGCCCTGTTCATCGAGCACGTACCGGTCGACGTTGGCCAGCATCCACCGGCGCTCGACGTGCGCGAGCGTTCCCGGGCCCTCGATGACGGCGAGACCGGTCCGCTCGGCGAAGACGCGGGCGATGGTCGGCTCGTGTTGGTGGCCCCAGAACGCGGCCTCGTCGAGCTCGGGCGTCCGCGGCCGGTTGAGCGGGAGCTCGCCCCGCTTGTCGAGGTACACCTCGTACGCCGAGGCGTACCTCGACATGCCGAGCACCGCGGCGACATCGGAGCCGCCAATGCCCGTACGGCGGGTGGCGAGCCACCGCTCGCGCGGCAGATGCGGCGGAGCGACGACGACCCCGGCGGGCGTCACCAGGGGCGGTGCCTGCTGCGCGGCGGTCACTTCGTGCCGCCCACGTACCGGGCGTAGACGAGGTGTTCCTTCCGCTGGCCCTTGCCCTTGCCGACGAGGACCGTGCACGCGACGGCCTCGAATGAACCTGCGGGCGCATACGCGGCCAGGCGCGCGGTCTTGATGGCCTGTGCTGCGGACGAGGCGCGGCCGATGGATGCCGGTCTGCGCACCACACCCCACACGAGCGGCCGCTCGCGCAGTTCCTCGGCGATGCGTGCGTGCTTGGTGTATTTGTGCTGGGGCGGCGGCCCGATGAACTCGACGTCGCTCACGTGCTGATCTCCCTCATGCTGCCTTCGGCTGCTCGGCCCGTTCGGCGCGGGCGCGGTGAATGTGCGGGGCGAGAACTCGGCGGACGAGGTCGAGCTGCTCGGGCGTCGGCTCCGGCCATTCGTCGGCATCGGGCGGCGTGATCTGCGGCACCCGGTCGGCCATGGCTCCCCTTCCATGCGTGTGAGAACTCGAACAGCCACAGGCGTAGACGCTGGCCGTACGGGCCATACGCATGTTTCTGTTCTCGAACACGATCAACCGTAAGTGGCGCGGATGCGCACGTCAACGCACATCTCGGGGTGTTCAGCGCAGGTGATGACTGCTTAGATGGCAGCGTTTGTGTTTCTCGACGAGAACAGGAGCGGGAACGTGACGGAGCCGGAAGAGGGCACCGGAACTCCCTTCGCCGATCTTGTGCGCGAGGCGCTCAGGCCTAAAGGGATGACCTTCCGGAAGCTGGCTGCGGGCGCCGTGGACCCCGCGAGCGGACACGCGATCTCGCCGTCAACAGTCTGGAAGGTGTCCGACGGGCAACCCATCCGGATTGAGCGCAAGGTCGTACGCGCTTTCGCCGCAGGCCTGGGCGTGCCGCTGCGCACGGTGCAGCTCGCTGTCGCCGAGGAATACGTCGGCCTCGTCGCAGACGACCCGCTGAACGCCTCGACGTCGGATGCGACGGTTGTGGTTGCGCATGTGCCGGGCCTCGCCGCCAAGGACATGCCCAGGGTCCGTGAAGTCCTGGCGCAGTTCGCGTCCGGCGACGGGCCCGCGCCGGAGGGTGGCCGCTCCGGCGCCTAGTCGAGCTCGCGCTCGGCGCTCGCGGCCGGGGAGCCCCACCACGCCATGAGCTGATAGACCGTGGCGAACCCCAAGTCCCTGCACAGGCGCCGCAGATGGGTGTTCACCGTCTTGGTGCTGTACCCGAGCAGTGATGCCGCCTGCTGCTGATCATGCCCGCTGTGGAGCATGCGCAGGATGGTGCGCTGAATCTGCGTCGTCACGATGCCCTCTTCGGACGGGTCGGCGTACCAGTCCTCGGCCCGCGTCCACTCCAACTCGAAAGAGTCGGCGATGAAAGCGCAGATGGCTGGTGAGCGCACGACGTACCCGCCTGCGGTGACCGGCCGGCCCTCGGCATGGTCGGCGACGACGGCGAACCGCCGGTCCATGACCACGCAGCGCATGAACATCGCGCTACGCGTGCGGTAGGCGCCGCCGAGCGGGGACATAACGTCGACCCGCTGCCGTACGGCCGGGTTGCTGCGTGCGCTCACGTGGTAGAGCGTCCGCATGGCCGCGCCCCGGCGCAGGGCGTCAGCGTCGCGGAACATCGACTTCTCCAGCACCGTGCGGGGGCGCTCACCCGGCTGCGCAGCCAGGATCTCGGTGGTGGCGGCGTCGACTGCCGTGGCGATGGCCTCGTTGACGGCGTCCACGCCGTCCAGCCACTGAACGGCCATCTCCCCCCGCGGTTCCTCGCGGGGGTTCATCGACCGCAGATCAGCAATCAGCGCCGGTATCTCAGCGATCCGGGCGACGGACTGCCCGAGTGCGTCACTCTCCGTCTTCAGCAGCCGCCGGGCGACCCGCCCCGCAGGCACCAGCAGGTAGCGCCCCTCTTGCAGAGGCTCACGGATGACCAGGCCCAGAGCGAGCAGTTTGTCGAGCTCGGGCGTGTGCCGGTGGACGAGTCCCCCGTCGGCGATGTGCCGGTACAACTCCCGTTCGCACTCGGACATTGCGAGCGAGTCGTGAAGGGCTTGTGCAGTCGAAGTGACCACCGGATTGTCCACTTTTGGCCCTTCGTCTTCTTGAACTTCCGGTGTTTTACCTGGCAGTTCGCTTGAATGTTGACCCATTGAACATGGAGCGTAACCCTTCGTAGAGGCATATGCCGCACGACTGTTCGATAGGCAACACCACACCGAAGGGGAGGCCAAGCATGGTCCGTACCAACAGATTCCGGAAGCTCCTCGCACCCCTCCTGCTCGCCGCTGCACTTGCAACCGGCTACACCCTCACAACCCCCGACGAGCCGGGCCACAGCATCCGCGCCGACACCTCTTGGGGCACCCCTACCGACGACACCTCTTGGGGCTCGCCCGGTTCCGACGTAGATCCGGCCGCAAGCGCCACCCCCCAAACGGCCGATCGCGCCTCGCAGGGCAGCGGCGACACCTCGTGGGGCTAA